ACTTTTACAGTTTAGTATAAGCCACGGACTTACCTTACCGTCTTTGATGTCCCACACTGCCCTGTTCAAACTTACATAATAAAAGTAATGATTCCATACACTGTTTTTATCTTCTGCCCAATCCATCATGCTTTGAACACTGCGTTCTAATGCTGTAGTTACATCTTCTTTTAAGATCAAATCCAATGCATACTTTTCATACATTTCGTCTCTGCACCAATGATCAAGTTTGACTCCACTGGTTACTACGTAGTCTATGTAACGTTCAGGATATAGAGGACGAACATTAGAAATAAAACTACCAAACTTGACAAAAGCATTATAGTACGGACTGTTGCAAAAATCTTCGTATGTTTTTTCTTTTTTAGTTCCTGCACTGAGTTTGTAAAATCGTTGAAAGGCATAGAATCCGTACCTCACTCTTTTTTCATCTTTTTGGAATGCACGTCTCTTCTTTTCACACATGTGTGCAGCGAGAGTTTTTTCTCGCATGTAGCCGTTGCCGCAGTATTCACACTTGTATGGTTTATCAGAGTTTGACATCAATGTTATGTTCTTCAGCCAACTGCTTGAGTTCTTGTTTTGTAGATAGTCCAGCAAGTAATTCTACCTCATCACTTTTCATGTTAGGATAAATTTGTTCTAGCAGCTTTACCGCTTTGTCATTTCCACCTGCTTTTTTCTTAAAACCTATCCAAGGATGAAATTCATTCTTACCAGTACTGCCGCTCATGCACAATAGTTGCCACATAAGTTTTTGATGACCATTTTCTTTACCAACACCGATAGTATTAAAATGTTTATTATAGTACTCGTTGGTTTTGAAGACAGCCAGTTCTTGTTTATCTCTACTGCCGTTGATACTGCTCACATATCTGTTTAACAACCAAAAGCTAACTTGTTTTTTATGCTCGTCTTCTAGTTCATTCCAGATTTCTTTGTAGCCATTATCGATCCAGCTTAGAATTTCTTTGATTTGTAATTTATCCGCCATCTTTAATAATATAATATGTTGTAACTAGTTTGTCAAGTTGTTTTTTCAAGGTGCTGTTTTGTTCTGCAAGACGACACATCTCCTGCCAATCGCTGTAGGATAGAAAATCGCCTTGTGCTCTAGCAACACCTGCTGGATCTCCTCCCACTATCCAGCGAGGTATAGTATTGTGTGGAGGATCTCTATAGCGAGCATATACTACACCGTCGGAACGTTCGTATATAAGAGCTTCACCGGGTATAAGCTTTGTCATTTTTTATTTACCGGAGATCCTACTGTACGACGAACAATATCATCGTGATTAAATTCCGCCCAATATAATTCAAATGCTACACCGTCCTCCACACCTTCAAATTGATGTATCTTGCCTGGCTTAACTTGTGTAAAGTCTCCGGGACCTAGAACAGTTTCGTCTACTAGACCGTCTTGATCTCCGTCCTGCCAAACACGCACAATCATCTTTCCGCTCTCTACAAAAAAGCCATTCCACTTGTAACGATGTTCGTGTTCTGAACACTTGTATCCTGCATTAAACTCAATACGGTGAAATTCTAGTACACCGTTTGCGTGTATTAATTCGGTTTCGCCCCATATCTTGCCTGCTTTAATTCCCATATTCTTTCTCCTAGAGTAGATTAGTGTAATCTATTAATTCACTTTGTCTACTGATGTCTTTTATAAAGTACGCACATAATGGCTTAGGGCCATCTGTTACTGGTATTGCCAGTAGTTGACCATTTTTAACTTTAGGAAAGTACCATTTAACATCACTGTAAAAATTTGTGATTTTAAGTTCCCCAAATTCAAATTTATAGCTACTTAGAGGGTTAAACAAAAATGCTTCAAAACCTCTGTCGTTAATACTAGTCAACGGCAATACTTCGAGATCGTTTCCGCTGTAGCTATCGCCAACTGCAATATTCCAGTCAACCGGCATCATAATCTCTTTGCCGTTTATCTCCATAACAATTGCAGGAGAACTAAAAGACTCTAAAAAGATCAGAGGTATAAAAAAGAAATCCGGATCTTTAGGATCAGAGTTATCAAGCACTGCAAACTGAACATCATCTTCCAGTTCGTCCGGTAGGCTATTTAATGCAAATGATTCGTTTTCTAATGTTAGTATTTTCATATTAATTCCAGTCTACTTTTTCTATTGTAAATGGATATTGCGCATCTTTGTAAAACTTCTTACGCTGTGTAAGATGTCGCTTCGCAAATTTACATGTGCTCGTAATATCCCAAATTTGTACGAAGTCTTTGTCTTTTGCCTTTCTTACGCCTCTGCCGATTGATTGAATTACCCTAACGAAACTTTTGCCGGGTTCAATCAAGACCAAATTAAAGATGCGAGGAATATTAATACCCACAGCCGCAACACCATAGGTAGCAATAACCACGTGGTTAGTTCCTTCATTGATTTCGTCATATGCATCTTTCCTATCTTTCAATTTAACATCGCCTTTTACAAATACGCTGCCTGGTATTTGTTCTTGTAGCATTTCTCCAGCACTAATTCTATCTACTAGTATTAGAGTGTTGCCTGACTGTTTTACATTGTTTAATAACTTGGCAATGTATTCAATACGTTCTTTATTAGTAACTAGATATTTTAATTCTGATTGATAATCAGAATGAACTACTGTATCTAATAACTGCACAATGTTTACATGACAATTAGACAATACGCCTTTGTCCTGTAGTTCTTTTGCAGTAATTTGTCCAATCACAGGTCCGAGACTTGCATGAATGCTTTCAAACTCAAATGATTCTTTTGGCACCGTACCTGTTAGTCCCCAGCGGATAGGAGCATTACGCAGATTGCGTGTGAGTAGATTTTTTAATACTTCTGCCTTGGCCTGATGTACCTCGTCAACAATAACAGCACTTACACCTTCTAAAAACTCTGCAAGAGATAAAACTGCTTCACCGTCTTTGAATTTTTTATCTAGGATATTAAGACTTTGCCAGGTACAAATAGTATGTGTTTTTCCTAGTTCTTTTCTGTCGCCAAAGTATACACCAACATCAAGTCCACAGTTGCGATAATCTTCTTCTGTTTGTGTAACAAGACTCTTGTTAGGTACAACTACTAGGCTACGCCCATAAGGTTCGCACAAGTGTGACAGCGTAGCAGTTGTAATTGTTTTACCTGCACCAGTTGCAATTTCTTGTAGGCTTTGCGGATTAGCGAGAAAGTTATTGATCGCACTAACTTGATAGTCACGCAGAATAATTTCTTCGCCTTCTGCAGGATGTCCTTTGGGCCATACAACTCCTTGATCAGCCCAATAGCGTTCTGTTATAGGTTGGAAATCTAATTGTACAGGATGCCTGTTGTCTTCGATGTCTACGATTTCAACATTATTTTTCTGTAATACTTCTACAATTTTGTCAAGGTGGTTAACATAGCCCGTTCCGCCTATGCCAAAAAACGCAACCTTGCCGTCCCAGCGTCCTAACTTGTACTGCGGCATATAGCGAGCATAAGGAACCTCAAACTTTAGTGCGTTGGATATTTTACGTCTCACATCCACGTCGAGACCTTCAAGTTTGATGTTTACTTCATCTTCGATTATTAATTTACATGATGCCATTTAAAGTGTTTCCAGATCCTTATTAAAAAAGAAGCGTGTGCTATGTCCAGCACTGTCTTCATAAAAAATTATTAGGTCTTTGTCTGCAAAACATTGTAATACTTTTCTAGTGTTTGGTATGTTATTTAGAAATACTACAACAGTTTTAGGAGTCCAACCTGACTGTAACAAAGGCTTTGGTACTTTTGTATCTAAAGTATACACTATCTTTTTATGTAAATCAAGTTTATTATTAATGCCCTTGCGTTTAATATATTGATTAAATTCTGCGCCGTCGCCACTATTTTCCATTCTAAACATAACACTAATATCAGATTCAGATATTTGGTTTTCTATATGGCTTTGTATTTGCACTACACTATCATATGCTTTGTTTTCTGGTACAACAAACAATGCAGGAAATCTTTTAAGTTCGGACAATGCTTCTAATAAATTATCTATAGAATACTTTGTAGACAATACTCTTATTTGAGTATTAGATCTATTTGCAATTTTATTTCCTAGTTCAGAAACACCGAAACTACTACGTGCTAGGTTTTCCGTGTCTACAACTTCTATGCCGTGCAGTATAGATCTATCTTTATAAAGAATTAGATTTTCCTCGCTAGGGGCACCTATTTCGTTATAGATATAATCCTGCGCTTTTGATGATACATTATGCAGTTTTCCGTCCATTACACAAGGAACAAAGTCGTATTTGTTTAGCTTGGATAGTTTATCATATATGTTTTGAACTTCCTCAGAGATTTCAAAATTTTTCTCTTTGAATATGTCAACCAAACAATAAAGGTTGTATTCGCTGTATTTGAAAAAGTGGATCTTTTCTACTTTATCGTAATAGGAATCTTGTTTGATTCTCTTTTTAATTTCCTCCAAACAGCTTATTAGCTTTTTTTGAAAAGTAAATCTAACACCAATCCATTGACCCTTATCAGATGACTCGTAAATCATACCTGTAGGGTGATCGAATATTTTAATCCAGCGACTTCTGTCAATTGACCTAATAGGAAGACGTAGACTATCTTTAGCTAGTTCAATATCGGTATATCCTGCCTCTTCAAGCTTGTCGCTATAATAGTCTATTTTAGACTTGGCTAGTTCTAGCTGTCTATCAGTAAATCCTATCCCTTTGAATGTTTGGCGTCCAAAGCTAGTGATAAGATTATAGTCAGATTTTTCTAGCTCAAACTTAGTTTCGCACTTTTGCAAACCTGCTAGAATTTCTATGTAGTCTTCAACAGTAGGCATGACACTCTCTCTTTGATTTATAATAAATTATATAATAAAATCAAACAGTTGTCAATCTTTATTTACTAATTCTTCTATCTTTGGCATAAGTCTATGCAATGGCTCGCCGGCAGCTATTTCCTCTGTAGTCCACTCTGTATATGCAATGTTGTTTGCCCATTGTTGCCTATCGGGCATGTCAGGATCTTCTATGCGTTTTAAATTCAAATTTGCAACAGGTGCTGCAAGACTTTCTGGCCCTGTAAACACAGG